TTAACCTAAGATTCAACATGATGAATATGATGGAAGATTTCTATCTCCCAGTTCGTGGAGGAGATACTTCTACAAAAATTGAAACTACAAAAGGATTAGAGTATGACGGAATAAAAGACGTTGAGTACCTAAGAGATAAAATGTTTGCAGCTTTAAAAGTACCAAAAGCTTATTTTGGATACGAAAAAGATTTAACAGGAAAAGCAACTCTTGCAGCAGAAGATATTCGTTTTGCTAGAACAGTAGAAAGACTTCAAAGAATTGTAGAGAGTGAGTTGACTAAAATAGGACTTGTTCACTTATATGCTCAAGGATTTACCAAAGAGTCTCTTACTAATTTTGAGATTAAGCTTACAACTCCTTCAATTATTTATGAGCAAGAAAAAATTGCTCTTTGGAAAGAGAAAGTTGACTTAGCAGCACAAATGCAAGCCACTAAATTATTTTCTTCAGATTACATCTATGATACATTATTTGACATATCAGAAGACACTTATAATGAGATGAGAGATCTTATTAGAGAGGATGCTAAAAGAGATTTTAGAATATCTCAAATAGAAAACGAAGGAAACGATCCAGTATCAACAGGACAGTCTTTTGGAACACCTCACGATTTAGCTTCAATATATGGTGACAGATCACAAGGAGACGTTCCAGCAGGATACGATGAGGACCTAAAAATAGGAAGACCTAGAGAGAAAATGTCAATACTAGGTACACAGAAAGACCCAGTAGGTGGAAGAGATAGATTGGGAGTTCATGGAATGAAAGGTGGCTACCCAAGTGATAGTGAGAATGTAAGAGAAGGTATGAATAATACAATGTCAGTTTTTCTAAGAAATAAAGATTTGTTTCAAAACAAGAAGCAAAATATTTTTGAACAACAAGTAGAAAGCGAGTCAGATCTACTAAACGAAGCTAACATTAAAGATTTAGATAACTAAACGCTATTTATAACAAAGACATACCTAAGATGCGTATTAAACACAGTAAGTATAAAAACACAGGCTTAATATTTGAACTATTAGTAAAGCAAATAGCAGCGGATACTCTATCTAAAAGAGACTCCCCAGCCCTAACGGTACTAAGAAAGTTCTATACAGGAAATACAACACTTGTAAGAGAGTTTAAATTATATGATTTTGTATTAAAAAATAAAGGGGTAGGACCAAAAAAAGCAGAATCAATCCTTAGCACAATTGTAGAGATTTCTAGAAAGCTAGATGCTAAATTATTAAACAAACAGAAATACGAATTAATAAAAGAACTTAAAAGTCATTATGATTTAGAAGAATTCTTCTCTATTAAAGTAGAATCTTACAAACCATTAGCAGCACTTTACTGTTTAATGGAAGCACAATCAACAGCAGGACTTGTAGATTTAGATGTATTTGTTGATAATAAAACTACAATACTAGAGCATTTAACTCAAAGTAAAAGTGCAGAGGGGCAAGTAAAGAATGCTTTGATTGAAGAATATTCAAAATACGATAAAGATTTAAGACTTTTAACGTATAAAATACTATTGGAAAAGTTTAATGACCAGTACAAAGATTTACTTCCACAACAAAAAAACATCCTAAAAGAATTTATAGTTTCAGTTAACTCTTCTACAAGATTACGAAATGTAGTAAATGAAGAAATGACAAAGTTGCAAACACAAATCTCTAAATTAAAAAATAACGTTACCGATAAAGTAGTTAAAATTAAATTAGAAGAAATACAAAAAGCAATTGTTCCTATAAAAAATACTCAAAAAGTAGATGATAATCATTTAGTATCTTTAATGCAGTACTATGAATTAGTAAATGAACTAAAAGCTCTATGAAACGATCTCAAATAATAAAAGCAATACAAGAAGTGCTAGAAGAAATGAGTACAACAGGAGCAGTTGGAGCATATTCTACACCATTTGCTTTTGCAAAAAAAGGACAAGGAAAAAATGTTGCTACTAAGACAGCAGAAAAATTAGGATTTAAAACAGTTTCAAGACCAAAACGACCTTCGCATACAAAAGGATTTGATTACTTAGACGAAAATAAATAACATGAGAACATTACAAGAAAAATATAACGCAATTCAAGAAGGAAAATTCTCTAAGGATCATTTCTTAGCTGAAGCTAGAATGCAACAACCACAATTAGTAACTCGTTTCAACGGATACGATGATGCAGTTCAGATCCTTAAGAATAGAGGAATGATTCAAGAAGCTAAGAGCATTGAAGAATTCTCACCCTACGGAAGCCCAGCATTCTCAGGAGAGCAAGAAAAGCAAAAAGAAACAGCTCCTTTATCGTCTTTACAAGTGGGTGATGTAGTTTATGTACAAGGGGTTAGTGGAGATAACCTTGTAGTGAAAGATAAAAAACAAGATGGGACAGTAGGCATTGGACATCCACACAACGATAGAATATCTTACCAAGATGGCAACAAAAAAGTAGAAGTAGTAAGAAGAGCTAATCTTAAAGAAGTAACTCCTGCACAAGAAAAGTACAGAGCTAAGCCAACCGCAAAACCAACACAATTTAAACAAGATATAGCAGCAGCTAAAAAAATGATTGATGCTGGAAAGTCAGAAAAAGAAGTGGTAGCAAAATATGGTCAAGCAGCTTTTAATGCAGTTAATGCACAAAACTTAGGAGAAGCAAAACTTACTAAAAAAAGCTTAACCGATTACAGATACAAACCAACTAACGATATGGACAAATATCCATACGAACAAATCCTAAGAGGAATTAGAGTTGAGTTAGAAGCATTACAAGTTCTTGGAACACCAACTGCCGAAGAATATGCAAAAGCATTAGCAAAAGTATCAAAAAACTTAGAAAAAGATTCAATCTACTACACAAATCAAGTAGCAGGTGTTAATCCAAAAGTAGATCTTCACGATAAAATGGTTCCTTTTACAGATAAAGCTAAAGTTGATACTTTCAACGGTATGAAAAAAGCTGAATTAAAAGAAGGATTTAAAAAATTAATCAAAAAAGTATTATCTGAGAATATGGGTGATATGTTTGGAGATGAGGAAACAGCTCAAAGAAAAGCAAACTACGGACAGCCAGGAGAAGACGAGTACGAATTCTTCTCAGACCCAGAAAACTATAAAGAAGAAGAGGAAGAATTTGAACTACAAGGAGAAGAGGATTTAGACGAATCTAAAATGGGAGACGTTTACCTTATGGCACAAGAGTCAGATAGCTTTGAACAATTTGTGCAAGCTGTAGAAGCTGAGCATGGACCAGTAGACGATATAGCAGAACTAGAGTACATCTTTAACAGTACAAGAGGAGAGGATGATATTGACTACGGTGATGAGAACTTCTCAGATCCAATGATTGACGGAGATGATCTTTACGAAGTTAGAAAAGCAAAATCGTTATCTGAATTATTAAAATAACAAAGATGAACAATCCACTATTAATAAATGTAACTCCTTTCAAAGGACTTGTTACCGAATCAAAAACTAAACCAGGAGTTTTTGAGGTAACAGGTATTATGCAAAGAGCAGGAGCAAAAAACCAAAACGGAAGAATTTACAAAAGAGAAATTCTTGAAGATCAAGTAAGAGAATATGTAGAGAATTTCGTAAAGGTAGGAAACGCTTACGGAGAATTAGATCATCCAGAATCAGCAATTGTATCTTTAAAAAATGCATCACATGTTGTAAAAGATCTTTGGTGGGATGGAGATGACTTGATGGGAAAAGTAGAACTACTAAACACACCTTCAGGAAATATTGTAAAAGAAATACTAAGAGGAGGGCATACAATAGGAATTTCTTCTCGAGGAACAGGATCAGTTACTCAAACAAATGAAGGAACTTTAATGGTTCAACCAGACTTTGAATTAGTTTGTTGGGATTTTGTTTCTAATCCTTCTACACAAGGAGCATTTATGAATCCAATTTCATTAAACGAAGGAAAAGCACAAGCAGGAAAATACGATAGATTAGATTCTATTATTAATAATATACTAAGAGCGTAATGGGAGATTTTAACATACACAACTGGCAAGCAAAGTTTCTACAAGAAGGAAGTAATTACAGACTATCCCCAGACGAGTTTTTAAAACAAGAAATGCCGCACATAAAAAGTTGGGAGGGAGTAGAGTATACGGATGTACTAACTGCAATGGAAGAGTATGCAGATTACGTTGATAAGTTTTTAAACCTTAGATAAAAAACACAACCCACCCCATAAAGGTGGGTTTTTTATGTTTTGGAAAACTGTATATATTTATTTAAGAATATATCACGACACTTATGTGATATCTACTACAAAGTAAAACACTATTACACTACTACTTAATAAGCGTACGACAATCAAAAACAAAATAAAATGTCAAACAAAGATTTATTAAAGCAAGCTATTGCTGAAGCGAAAACTATTCGTGAAGCTGCAATTGCCAACGCTAAAGAAGCTTTAGAAGAAACATTAACTCCTCATTTAAAAGACATGCTTGCTGCAAAATTGCAAGAAATGGAAGATAAAGAAGATGCAGAGGTAATGGATGAAAACATCTACGAAGCTGAAGAAGAAGAGGTAGAAGCAGAAGAAGGAGAAGAAGGAACTGAAGAAGAGGCTGAAGAAGGAGAAGAGGGTGAAGAAGAAGAATTAGAAATCGAAGATATGTCTGTTGAAGACTTGAAAGATCTAATTAGAGATGTCGTAGCTCAAGAAACAGGTCAAGGCGAAGAAGATGAAATGGAAACCGGAGAAGAAGGTCCACAAGGACAAGGAGACATGGTAGGTATGGAAGATGATTCAGAAGAGATTGACATCAACGAATTACTAGCTGAGCTAGAAGGAATGGATGATGAAATGGAAGAAGGTAAGAAGTACGAAATGGAAGAAGGGCATAGTTACTCAAAAGGAACACAACAAGAGCCAGGAAAAGTAAACCATAGCTATTCAAACAAACCAGGTTCTAAAAGAAACGATGTTAGCGGAACTAAAGGTGACGGATACAAAGTTGTAAAAGAACAAGAAATAGACGAAAGTCAGTTAGGTGATTTAGTTAAAGCTATTGCAGCTAAAACAGGAAAAAGTATTGATGCAATTTCAAACTTTCTTTATGGAGGTAAATCAGCAGCTCCTGGAGAGATGAAAGGCTTCAGAGAATCAACAGAAGTTCAAGAAGACTTAAACGAAGCTCTTAAAGCAGTTAAAATCTTAAGAAACCAACTTCAAGAAGTTAATCTTCTAAATGCAAAATTACTTTATGTAAATAAAGTATTCAAATCAAACAACTTATCTGAAGGTCAAAAAGTAAATGTTATTGCAGCATTTGACAAAGCAGAAACAGTTAAAGAAGTAAAATTAGTTTTCGAAACAGTTTCTAAAAATGTAGTTGCTAAACCAGCTGCAATTAAAGAGCACAGATCTTTTGCTTCAAAAGCAACAGGTAACGCACAAACAACTGCACCAAAAGAAATCTTATCAGAAGTATCTGAGCAAGTAGCTAGATGGCAGAAGTTAGCAGGAATCATTAAATCATAAAAATAAAAAAACAAAAACACAACCAAATGGAATTAAATCAATTATTCGAAGGTTCAAATAACTACAAGTCATTACAAGCTGATGCAGCTCGTTTGTCTGGTAAATGGGCCAAGTCAGGTTTGTTAGAAGGAATTTCTAACGAAATCGAAAGAAACAACATGGCTATGATTCTTGAGAATCAAGCAAAACAAATCGTATCTGAGGCCAACACAACTGGTCAAGGAGGTATTGGAACTACAAACGGTGCTACTACTTCAACTGGTGCTGAACAATGGGCAGGTGTTGCTTTACCGTTAGTACGTAAAGTATTCGCTCAAATCGCAGCTAAAGATTTTGTATCTGTACAACCAATGAACTTACCTTCAGGTCTTGTATTTTACTTAGACTTTAAATATGGTACTTCTACAAACGGAAGAACAGCAAACGAAAGCCTTTACGGTAACACTTCTCAAGCTAACGATAAAATGTCAGTAGACGAAGAAGTATCAGGTGGTCTTTACGGAGCAGGTCAGTTTGGATACTCTATCAACTCTGCATCAGCAACTACATTGACATCTACATCTACAGTATCAGCAGCTACTTCAGCTTCTATCGGATACCAATTTGGTGTTAATCCAGGTGACTTTAAAGTTATTGCAGTACCAACTTCATCTTTTGCTAACCCAGATTTAAAAGGTGTAAGAGCATTTAGATTACTTTCTGGATCAGCTTTAGTAGATGTAAACACTAACCCAGAATTTACATTTGTATCTCAATCAGGTGCTGGAGATTTTATTAATTTTGTATCTAAACTAGTTACAGCTGGTGGTACTTTAGGAGTTGCTACAATTGTAACAGGTGGTACAGTTAAATATCAAAAACAACCAACTGACAACACAAGAGGTGACTTTGAAGATACTGGAGCTTCTACAGCATTAGGTAACATTGTTATTCCTGAAATCAACGTATCACTTGCTTCTGAAGCAATCGTTGCTAAAACGAGAAAATTAAAAGCACAATGGACTCCTGAGTTCGCACAAGATCTTAACGCTTACCACTCAATTGACGCTGAAGCAGAATTAACTTCATTATTATCCGAATACATCTCTATGGAGATTGACTTAGAATTAATGGATATGTTGATTCAAGATGCAGCTACAACTGAAAGATGGTCAGCAGTATCAAACAGAAACTGGACTGGAACAGCTTGGACTGACTCTTCAGTAGCAGCAGGTGGATATTACAACACTCAAGGTCAATGGTTCGGAACTTTAGGAACTAAAGTACAAAAAGTATCTAACAAAATTCACCAAAAAACTTTAAGAGGTGGAGCAAACTTCTTAGTATGTTCTCCTTCTGTAGCTACAATCTTGGAATCAATCCCTGGATATGCAGCAGATACAAATGGTGATAAAATGGACTTCGCAATGGGTGTTCAGAAAGTAGGTAACTTGAATTCTCGTTTCAGAGTTTACAAAAACCCTTACATGACTGAAAACGTAATCTTGTTAGGTTACAGAGGATCTCAATTCTTGGAAACTGGTGCAGTATATGCTCCATACATTCCATTAATCATGACTCCACTTGTATACGATCCAATTACCTTCACTCCAAGAAAAGGTATCATGACTCGTTACGCTAAGAAAATGATTAGACCAGAATTTTATGGTAAGATCTTTGTTAGTGATATCACAACAGTATAATCGCAATATGATTGAAAAACTAAAGAGAGCTTCGGCTCTCTTTTTTTTATACAAATATTTGGTATATTTATACTAAAAGACATCTAACACATGAGTTTACTAACATCAGCATCCTTTATACTAACACCAAACGCTTATAAAGCAAATAAACTATATTCAATCGTTCCTTCAAGTGGAAATGGCGATTTAACTTTTACAAGAGCAACTTCTGCATCAAGAGTTAATAGTAGTGGATTAATTCAAACAGTATTAACAGGAGTTCCAAGATTAGATTATTCAGGTTCTACTCCTGCTTGGTTATTTGAACCACAAAGAACAAACTTATTTACTTATTCAAATGATTTTGGTGATTCAAGTTGGAATAAAGTTAATTTAACAGTATCAAATTCAACAGTACAATCACCTTTTGCTAGTGGTTCTGCAACTTTATTAACAGCTACAAGCGAAACTTCTAACATAGGTAAAATTATTACAGTACCAACAAGTAGTTACACAACATCATATTATCTTAAATATATTAACCAACAATATATAACAATAGTTCATGAAGGAACACCATTGGCACATACAACTTTTGACTTGATAAACGGTACTAAAAGTAGTGTTGGTGGAACTGCAGGATTTGGTGTTAGTGCTTCAATAGAACCAGTTAATGATGGATGGTATAGAACTAGTTTAACTATTAATGTAACACAATCTAATTTTCCATTATTACCTGTCTTATGGATTGGGCAATATAATCAAACAAACAATGCTGGTTCACAAGTTTATGTTGGAGGGGCACAACTAGAATCAGGTTCTTATGCTACATCCTATATTCCAACTACAACAAGTACAGTTACAAGAAATGAGGACGAGTGTTATAAAACAGGAATTTCATCTTTATTAAATCCAAGTGAAGGTACTTTTTATGTTGAGATAGCAGCATTAGCAAATGATCTAACATCAAGACTTATATCATTAAGTGATAATACAGATTTTAACCAAGTGCAAATTCAATTTAATTCGCTTTCAGGAAACAATATAATTAGATTAGATACTTTTGGTGGTGCAACTGCAACTGCACCTACTACCGGATCAAATTATAGAAGTGTTGTTACAGTTTCAGATCAAACTACTTTTCATAAATGTTTGATAAAATGGGGAGCGGGAGGTTTATTTGGATATGTAGATGGTGTAAAATCAACTTTAACATTAGCAAACCAAATCCCAGGTACTGGAATACCTGCAGCATTAAATCGAATTACTTTTAGACAATGGTGGGGTGGAAATATTTTTTATGGAAAATGCAAAGGAATGCAAATATATAAAACTGCTTTAACCGATGCTGAATGTGCATCATTAACAACCCTATAATGAATATTTATAAACTAAAATATACAGATAGAGAAACTGCTACTACTGATTTACTATCAAAAAATGTCTATGTAAAACATACATTTAATGAACAAGAAATATTAGTTTATGGACAAGGTATACATGCTGTTGTAGAAATAGGAAAGATATGTTTAAATCAACCTACATTAGAAATAGAACCTATATTTGCAGATGGTTATCATTATGATATTATGTGTGAACAAGAAATTAATTTTGAAGATAGTGAAATAATTGTAAATAATCCAAAACATAGTTTTTGGATGTAGCTAAAGACTTTATAAAGATTAGTTTTCATTTAATTTGCGTATATTTATTAGAAACAAATACAGTTTATATTCATGGCAAGTAACCACCACACCGACGAGGTTTATACTCAAAAGAGAAAACCAAAACAGCCTATCAAATTTAACTTAGTTCTTAACGAAGAACAAAAACAAGCCAAAGCAATTATTTTAGAAAACCCAGTAACCGTGTTAAAAGGGATGGCTGGTTCAGGAAAAACTCTCGTAGCAGTACAAGCAGCTTTAGATCTACTGTTTAACAAAGAGGTAGAGAAGATTGTTATAACAAGACCTACCGTTTCTAAGGAAGAGATAGGGTTTCTACCAGGGGATATTAAGGAAAAGATGGATCCTTGGTTAGCACCAATATATCACAATCTATACGCACTTTATAGTAAAGATAAAGTAGATAAAGAATTAGAGAATGGAAACATCGAAATTGTACCATTTGCATTTATGAGAGGTAGAACATTTCTTAATTCATTTGTAATAGTAGATGAGGCACAAAACGTAACTCACGATCAAATGGAAACTGTAATAGGTAGATTGGGTAAAAATTCTAAAATGGTGATATGTGGGGACACATCACAAATAGATTTAAAAATAAAGAAAGAATCAGGATTTTCTTTTCTGTCTAGGATTGAAGGACAGGTAGAAGGGTTTAGAGTGGTTGAGTTAAATCAAAATCACAGACACGAAATAGTAGTACCAGTCTTAAGAGTTTATGAACAGTATAGAGATTAATCAATCAGTAGGAATAGTTTATAGGTGGAAAAACTTAAAAAATGCTAAGTGGTATATTGGATCACACGAAGGTTGTTCACAAGACGGATACCTAGCAAGTGGCAAGCTCATCCAAAGGAGTTTTAAAAAGCACGGAATAGGTAGTTTTATTAGACAAATTCTGTACGAAGGAGAAGACTTTAGGGAAGTGGAGGAGTTTATCCTAGAGCTTCTTAATGCAGCCTCAGACCCTATGAGCTACAACCTAAAAAACGCTGCAGTGGGGGGAGATGTTTGGAAAGGCAGAAAAGGCACAGTAGAGTATAAAGAGCACTTATTGAAACTTTCTCAACCAGGAGAAAAAAATGGAATGTATAATAAAAAACATTCGCAAGAGAGTAAAGACCTAATGAGGCAGAGTAGGTTAGGAGGAACTCCTTGGAATAAGGGTAAGACAGGAATCTACTCAAAACAAACGCTTGAGAAAAGAGCTAAGAGTAGGGAAGGATTTGTGCACTCTGCCGAAACTAGAGAGGTTATGTCAAAGGGACGGTTGGGAGGATCTAACAGTAATGCAAAACCTGTCACTATATACGGAAGCACCTATCAGACTCTGCAGGAAGCATGCCAAGCATTGGGACTATCGCTGTATAAGCTACATAGGCTCTTAAAAGTATATCAAGAATTCCGAGATTAAAAAAAATTGCTATTTATTAATAAACTATATCAATGGCAAATATTTCTATATGGAATGGTAGTTCTACATTCTCACCAGGACAAACCCCATTCCGCTTTTACGATGCAGATCCAGAGTTTACAGGATCAGCAGATAAAGTAGCATCGTACTGTGCAATACGCTTAGGATATCCTTTGATGGATGTAGAATTAAATTCAGGATCTTTCTATGCTTGCTTTGAAGAAGCAGTAACTACTTATGGAAATGAAGTATACCAAGCACTTGCAGTACAAAACTATATGTCATTGGAAGGTGGATCAACAACTACAAACTTAAACACTGCAGTAATTTCTCCAAACCTTCAAAATGTTATTAGAATTTCTAATAATTACGGAACAGAAGCAGGAGTAGGTGGAGATGTAACTCTCTATAAGGGAAGTATAATGGTTACATCAAGTATACAAGAATACGACCTTAAGGCATGGGCTAGTGGATCTGGAATAACAGGAAGTATAGAAGTACGTAAAGTATACTACGAAGCACCACCTGCTATTATGAGATACTTTGATCCTTATGCAGGAACAGGAACAGGAATTCAATCCCTTATGGATGCATTTGATTTTGGATCATATTCACCAGGGGTAAACTTTTTACTCATGCCAATCTCTTATGATTTATTAAAAGTGCAAGCAATTGAATTTAATGATCAAGTAAGAAAATCAGCATATTCTTTTGAGATGCACAATAATAATTTAAGATTATTTCCAACTCCTAAGACAGATGGTTTAATTTGGTTTGAGTATTATAAAGTAACTGACAAACAATCTTTAGATGATTCATCTACAACTGCAGGAGGAGCAGGGAAATCTATTTCAAATATATCAAATGTGCCTTTTACTAATCCTACTTATAAGGATATAAATTCAATAGGAAGACAATGGGTATTCAAATATACATTGGCTCTATCCAAAGAACTTTTAGCGTATGTTAGAGGAAAGTATACAACTGTACCAGTTCCTGGTTCAGAAGCAACTTTAAACCAAGCAGACCTGTTAGCAGATGCTAGATCAGAAAAAGAAGCATTGATAACAAACTTAAGAGATATATTGGAATCAACATCAAGAGTATCGCAATTAGAAAGAAAGTCTCAAGAAGCTGGATTTTTACAAGATACATTAAAAATGGTACCAATGGTAATATTTGTAGGATAATGAAAATAAAAAATTTAATAAACGAAGTAACTTTTACAATGTACCAAGGATTGGTACGAGTAGGACATACAGACGAGATAACAGCCTCAGAGGTAGCTGACTTCGTAAGAGCAATGCCAGGAGTAACAAGAGTATCGGCAGTAGATTCAAATGAAAGTACTAGGATAGTAATACTAAAAGTAAAAATACTAACTGCCAAACCAGGACCAGTAGTATTTGAAAAACTAAAAAAAGATACTTTCAAACTTGTACCAAATATAAAAAAGGTAGAGATTTCAACAAAATCAATTGAGAAAATAGAATAATGAAATTTGGAAGCCAAAACGACTTTAAACTTTTTGTAGGAATAAACAGGGAGCTACTATCCGATGTAATAGAGCAAGAAGTTCTATACCATAAAATATCCTTGGAACAAACACAAGCAAATATATACGGAGAGGCTCAAGAAAAGGTCTACTGGTCAGCAGTAAAATTAAACTGCCTTATTGATAGAGGAGATCAGCAAACAACAGTTGACGATTTTGGACCAGATTCAGTAAGAGCTGTAAGTTTTAAATTTTTAAGACAGGATCTTAAAGACGCAAATACATTTCCTGAAGTAGGAGACATAGTGCAGTGGAATGAGGATTACTACGAAGTAGACAATACTACAGAAAACCAACTATTCCTAGGAAAAGATGAAAACTATGCACTTACCAACTACGGACCAGACTTTGGAGGATCACTTTCAATTATATGTATTTGTCATTTAACAAGAGCAGACAAAGTAGGAATACTTAAACAAAGAATCTAATGGCATTAACAAGAAAGCCTATACCAAAATCACAGATAGAGTTGTCTCAAGAGACAATTACACCTTATTTGAATCAAGGTAAAGCTCCTGTACCTGGTAATAAAAAAAGAGAAAATCAAAAATCTTTAAAACAAGATGACGTAAAACAATTCTCAGTAGGGCTAAAAGACGTAGATGAATCAATTTTTTTCTACTTCAATAATGTAATTAGACCATCAGTAATTCAAAATAGTACAAAGTTAAATGTACCAGTACTATACGGATCACCTGAAAGATGGGCAGCAATGCAAAAAGATGGTTTTTATAGAGATAATAATGGTAAGATTCAAACACCACTTATCATGGTAAAACGTGATTCTATAGAAAAAAATAGGTCTTTAGGCAACAAAATGGATGCAAATAACCCAGTTCACTTTGGGGTTTTTCAAAAAAAATACTCACAAAAAAACGTATATGATAGGTTTTCTACTCTAAATAATAGGGAAGCAGTTAAAGAATACTACGGGATTATCATGCCTGACTATATAAATTTGGTTTATACTTGTGTAATTTTTACAGAATACGTAGAGCAAATGAATAAAATTATCGAATCTGTAAATTTTGCATCAGATTCATACTGGGGAGATCCAGAAAGGTTTAAATTCAGAGCAGCAATTGACAACTATTCAACAACAACTGAATTAATAGATGGAGGAGACCGTACAGTTAAGACTTCTTTTCAAATAAAAATAGCAGGATACATCGTTTCAGATGCAATAAATACATCAGTAGGTAATCCAAATAAGTTCTTTTCTAAAGCATCATTAAAGTTTGGCTTAGAAACGGCAGGTACAACTGAGATACTAACTGCAAGAGCAAGCACACCAACAAATCAAGCACCAACTCGTTTTTTTGATACAGCTCTTACGGGAGTGAATAGTGGAGGAACAGGAACAGGAGCAGGAGGAATGACAGCAGCAGAAATAACATACGTAGGAATGTCAAACACAGCATTAGCAGATGGAATAGTAGGATTGGTTGCTACATTTAACAATCATACAATTGCAGCACCACCAGCTGGATTCCTAGCTTTAGATGAAGGAGATTTTCAAGTATACATAAATGGAATAATGATTCCAACACAAAATAGAGTAACAATTCAATCAGGAGCAAACATAACAACTACATTCTCAGATTTAGGATTTACTCTTGATAGCACAGATCAAATAATAATAGTAGGAAAATTTAGCTAAGATATGCCACTAAAATTAATACAAGGAAAGCAAATAAATGTTAATTTAACAGGATCTTTTACAGGATCCTTTTCTGGTTCTTTTAGTGGTACAGCCTCTTTTGCAACTCAAGCATTAAGCTCATCATATGCACTAACAGCGTCCTTTGCATTAAATGCCGGAACTACAATTAATACCGGATCATTTGTAACAACATCTTCTTTTAATGCTTTTACAAGTAGTTATAATACAGGAAGTTTTACAGGATCATTTACAGGTTTTTTATTTGGTACATCTTCATTTGCAGTATCATCTTCTAGAGCAGTATCAAGTTCATTTGCAACAACAGCTTCTTTTGCAATTTCATCTTCAAGAGCAGTATCAAGTTCATTTGCAACAACAGCTTCTAATGCTTTAACAGCTTCTTTTGTTAATCCTTTAAATCAAAAGGTAATTATAACAGGATCTTTAATACAAGGAGCAGCAGGAAATACAGCATCAGGAACAGGTTCACATGCACAAGGATTTGAAACACAAGCATCAGGAGATTATGCACATGCAGAAGGATCCTATACACTAGCACAAGGAGATTATTCACATGCAGAAGGATTTTTTACAATTCCATTAGGACCCTACTCTCACGCTGAAGGACGTGCTACTCGAGCAATGGGAGAATACTCACATGCTGAAGGAGAGACTGTAGATGATGGAGACTATACCTACTACGTAGATGCATCAGGATATGCTTCCCATGCTGAAGGACGTGGTACAACAGCATTAGGAACAGGTTCACATGCAGAAGGAATTAGAACAATAGCATCAGGACAAAGTTCACATGCAGAAGGACAACTTACAACAGCATCTGGATCTTATTCTCATGCAGAAGGAGTTAATACAACAGCCTTAGGAGAAGCATCACATGCAGAAGGACAAAATACAATAGCATCAGGAGATTATCAACACGTTCAAGGTCAGTGGAACATCTCATCATCAGCACAAAGTGCTTTTATTCATGGAAACGGAACAGCAGATAATGCTAGATCAAATTTAATATTCGCATCAGGTTCACAAGTACAAATAACAGGTTC